CGCTGGTTGACGAAGTGCATGACTGTCCACTGCATGATGAGTGGCTCTTTCACCCATTCGGTGAATCCTTCCGCGTGTGTGACGACGTGCCAGGCGGCGGCCTGGAGGGAGGGAAGCAAAGTCCCGTTACCGTCCAGGGCTCGCCGCGAGCTGAGTTGCGGATTCGCCATAAGCAGAGTGTACAACTTGTCGAAGATCTCTACCTCACTGCACAAGTTATACAACCGTGGTAGGGTAGCGACACTGGCGACCAAGGGTTTCCTCTTCTTACCGAGCTTCCACCTGCCGATTCGGAGTCTTTTCCGAGTTGAATTGGTGACTTTACAAGTCTCGGAGACCCGGTGCGTGGCAGGCTGATTGAGCGTGTGCTCGTCGGCCAGATTGAAGAAAGGGACGACGGCGACGATCGCTCGACAAAGTGAATCCCACAGGCGTGAGTTAGTCAATGCGTCTCCGGTTCGGTAGACGATGACGGTACTCTTGGCGAGGGGATCGAGGAGCTTCTCGTCAGCTAGCAGTTGCTTGGCGTACGCGATTCCTCTCTCAGTGTGCTCTCGATTGAGGACGGCCTGCTTCTTACGCTCAGCGCGCCTTTCGGCGTATTCACGTATCTTAGTCATGGTGCGTTCGTGTGCCTCTCCGCGCGCGACAGCCCAGGTGTCGAGCTGCTGCTTACGGTAAGTAATGGCCTCGCGAGCGGACTGAAGACGCGCCTCGTTGATGGCTCTCCACTCGGGGTCGAGGCCAACATTGTGCTTCTCCTCCGTGGCAGGTGCCTCATCCTCCTCGGTGACGGTGTCGAGAATGCGGTCTGCGGGCGAGATCGTTGCAGCGGGTGTGGGCTGATCGTCAGTCAGGTTGCCGAAGGTGAATTGTGTGGTCGCTGGAAGGGCGGCCATTTGGGCTTCGAGAGTTGGGCTGAAAAGGTTGTCAAAAAGATCGTTGTTGTAGGTTCGTGCACGTGGTGCACTGGATGTCGCTCTCGCGGCCGCTACAGCGACTCTCGTCGCTGAAGGTACAATCTTCTCTTCTTCCGTCTCTTTATTCTCTCGGGAGGTGGGGCTCGATTCCTTGAGCGCGGCCTCCCTCTCTCGGGCGATGTCGGAGTGAGCATCTTGCTCACCCGCGGCCCATTCCTCGTCATTCAGCAACGCCTCATTGAGGAGAGCTTCCCTTGCTGCTCCTCTACTCGCTGCTTTTGGTGATGCGTTGACCGCGTGGGCGTGACAAGCGAGGAACAAACACTCCGCGCCGTGCTTACATGGTACGTACGTGGGCTTACCGCCCCCGCGAGTGTTGGCCTTCGCGCGGACCGCGGCTTCTTGCTCACGGCGCGCGGCACCGGTCAATGGTTTACCAGGGGCTTTGTGAGCGTGGTGTTCCGGGTGCTTGCACTCTTCGCCGTACTTGCAGTCGCAGTACTCGGCGGGACCCGGATGCGAGGCCTCTCCGATGCGACGACCGCCATAGGCGGTTTTCGGTCGTGCGGTCGCGGGGGGTGGCACCACGGGGTCGTCGGTACACCCGGGATCCTCATCGGGTTCCGACCGTGTCCACCGGTTGGTGGTGGTGTACGGGGGCGCGTGTACACCGGGGTGGAGCAGCGCGCGGATGTGAGTGCGTCGGTTGCAGAGAGCGGCTGCCAGCCGGTGTCGCCCGTTCGCAACGATGTGCATACCGCCGTAACTGCGGTAGACGTCGATGGGTGGGGCAGTGGAGTGATCACTCCTCGAGGTGTAGCGTCGTGCTTTAGCGAGGTCCATAGGTAGGGCGTCGAAGCAGCGCACGTTTGACAGGTGCAGCGCCGGCAATTGGCG